ATACTCAACTTCGCAATACGCTTCTTCATCGGCTACAAGTGCCGCCAGCTTCTTGTAGTTATACAGCAATGTTTCCATTGCCTTGAAGTAATTTACGTACCCCGTGTTCTGTGTGTATGCTTCCGCCGCCCCTGCGCGCGCGGCTTCAAATACGGCTTCCCGCAACTCTTCGGAAAGCTCTGTTTGCTTTTTAGTCATGTGTGCCACCTCCGGTTAGATATTCGATAATTGTTCCCGCCGCCTGTTCCCAGCCGTAGCAAAGCGCGGCTTTGTAGCCCTGCGCCGAAAGAGCGTCCAGCCACTCCGATTGATGATCGCTTGTCCTGCCGCCGCGTTGCCGTTTAAGCTCTATGTAAAGCCCGTGATATTGCCCGCGCGCGACTGGCAAGCATAGATCGGGAACGCCCGCTTTCACGCCCTCCGCCCGAAGCCGTCCCGCTTCCGCCTTGTGTCTGCTCCCGCCGTTCGGGACGTGATAAAGCAAATTCAATTCGGGATATTTCCCGCTTTGCATAGCCGCCCACGAAAACAGCGTCATTTGCTCTTGCGCTTCCGTCGGAACGGGCATTTTATTTTTCTGCATTCCGCGATCCCTCCGTTTTCTTTGCGTATCCAATCGCCTTTAATCCGCCGCCGCAATATTTGCAAGTGTTCCCATCTGCGTGTGTTGCCGGAAAGACGTTGATTTTTCCGCATACGAAGCATTGAAAAGCGATCTTGTCGGTTTTTTCTGCCGTGCATTCGTATTTACCCGTTTCTTCCTGCGTCCTCTCCCAATCAGCGAAGAAGAAAAACGGCTTGTTCTGCGCCATTGCTTCGCCGAATTCATATTTCGCGCCTTTGCTCTCTTTCCAGTCCGGAAGAAAACAGACTTCGGCGCACTCTGCAAGCATAGCGCCGGACATACGCATATAGGCTTCCCACGTGAAGCCCTCCGCCGGAAGAAGCGCCGGATTTACGACGATGAAGCCGCCTTCCTCCAGCTTCTTTTGCGCGTTGTAAAACTTCGTGAAATAATACGGATCGCCCGTGATCTTTCCGGCAAGATATAGCGTCCTTTTTTCCCGCATTGTGTTTCCTCCCTTCATTTCGTAAAAAGCGTTGCTTGCGCTTTCCGTTCTTCCTGCTCCAAGAGATCAAAAAGCCGGATTTGTGCTTGTTCCTGTTCCAGCCGTTCATTTGCCGCGCGGCAATAATCTTCGTCAATCTCGAAGCCGACGAAATCAAGCCCGCCTTGACGATAGCAAGCGATCAAGGAACTTCCGCTTCCGGCGTGTGTGTCCAATATCTTCATACCTTTTCGGGCGAAGAGGGAAAGAACCCACGAATACAGCTTCACGGGCTTTTGTGTCGGGTGAATTGTCCCGTCGTTCAGCAATTCAACGCGATTGCAGACAAAAACGCGCGTCGGCGTGTCGAAGCTTGTATATGCTAATTCGCAATCGCTCATTGTCAAGCCGTGTTGCCCCTTGTCCCATACAAGCCAGCCTTTATGCCCTTGTTCAAGATACGGAACGAAGTAATTTCCGCCCCATATCACTTGCGCTTTTGAAACGCGTTCCAATTCGCGGAAGTATTCGGGCGGGGGAATAGTCTTGTCCCAGCTTTTCCGGATATGCTCTTTCCGGTTATGCTTCGGATTGCCGCATACGCGCTTCTTCTGTCCGTCTATGCCGATGCCGTAAGGCGGATCAACGATCGCAAGATCGAAGAAGCCGTCCGGAAACTCTTTCATTCCCTGCATACAGTCCATGTTATACAGCTTGTTCAATTCAAGCATACGTTGTTCACCTTCTTTCTTTTTCTCCCCCCTCCGCCCCCCGCTGGGGGGAACGGGCTTAAAGGAATAAATCTATCGGCGATCCGGTGGGCTTCCTCGATCCGTGTTCTGAACCGATCCTTCACGATTGATTTTATATCCCCGCCGCCTTCCCGCTTTTATCACTCCCGCGCTTTCATTATCAAGGGCAAGCGGCTTCGCCGTGCTTCGCACCCTTGACAATGTGCGCGTTCGTGATCTCTGAAAAGCGGGCGACGGGGAATAAATAAAATCAATCTTCCGGAAGGAAAAGCGCTGGTCGTAAAACTTTACACATTTACAAGGCTTTTTATTGCGCCCCTTCGGGCGTTCCCGCTATTCGCGTTTCTTCCGGCGTTTCGGTTTCTCCGGTTCGCGTACATATTTATAATATATGTAGCCCCACTTCGTCGCGCGGGCTTCCACCAGCTTGTAACCCTTCGGCGCGATCGGTGCTTTCTTTTCCGTATACGTCCGAAGCGCAAGCGTCGGCGCTTCCTTCTCCGGCTGGCGAAGATTGCGCGTTGCCTTCCAGCGGTGTCCGCCCTGTTCCGGTGTCCAATGGTTGAAGAGGTAATCCGCAAGCCCCGTGTAATCCTGCCCGTAGTCAATGCCGTTATAATAATTGTGTTCGCGCAAGTGCCGAATATGGATTACTGATCCGTCGTTCCACTTGCCGCTGATCGTTTCTTCCGGTATGCCGTCCGAAATCATATGAAAATGAATTCGGTTCGTAGACTTGCCGCGCCCCATGTAAATAATGATCTTCGCGTCGGGGCAAGCTCTTTGAAGCCGCCGGAAGTAATTGTCGCGTATTCTGCGCGCTTCGCTGAATGTATGAACTTCGCTGTCGTCGTCGAACGTCAGCGTACTATATAAGGAAAGCGGCGAAAAGTTTTCATTAACCAGCCGCTGGTGTTTCCGCTTTGATATGCCGATCCGGTGTTGCGCGCGCTCTTCGTCGTCCTTGAAGCGCTGGCGCGGTTCAGCCTTCTTGATGTTTGTTCGATCGGATACGGTGTAAACTTCCTGTTCACATACAACGCCCGAAAAAATACGTCTTTTAACCCTCTGCATAATCCCGCCGCCCTTCCTTGACAAAAGCGCCGTAAAATGCTATAATTTCAACATTGAATAGCTCCTTTTACAGCTATGCAAGAGGAAAAGAGAACGTCCGGAACGTCGCAACCGGACGTTCTCTTTTTTGTTTTGTCAGCCGTTATTAAATCCTGCGCCCTGCTCGAAATCGGCGCACCGTTCTTCTTCGCAAGGCTTGAAGCGCATTCCGTCCGCGCACCCGACGCAAGGGAACGGGCGTACCCCGTCCGGAAGCGCGCCTTCGCGCAAGTGAACGCATTGTTCCAGCTTCGCGCATTGATCGCACCAGCACTTCCGGCAATCGCCGATCAGCGTTTTTTCAACCGGACGTTTCAAGCCTTCTTCGGCTTCCTGCGCGTCGTGTTCTTCCTGCATTTCCCGCGCCGCCTGTTCGATCGTGTAATCTTCAACGCCGTTCATAATACCCCGAAAGAAGGGCGCGAACGCGTAGCCGATCCCAAGCCCCGCGCGCAAAAGCATTTCTTCGTCGATCTTAATATCTGCCATTGTTCCCGCCGCCCCTCCGAAGCGCTCTGAAAAGCACGTTCAAAACGATGTAGACGATCACAACGGAAGCGGCGACGCAAGCAACGCCGCAAAGCATATAAAAGGCGTTCACCATGAATTGATACATTGTCATTCGTCAGCCCTCCCGAAAACCTCTTCCGCGTCGATGTCCCACGCGGCGGCAATGTGCTTCATCATATCGACGGCTTCGGCGCGCTTCTTCTGTTCCTCTGCGTTCTCGCCGTTTAAGTACGATACCAAGATTTCAGATTTGAGATTGCAAAGCGGGCGAACGCCAATGTTGCCGAAGTACGCGTAGCTGTAGCTCAAAGAGCCGTCCGAATAGACGTAGCGGACGAAAGAATTTATCGGGCTGTCCGGTGTAGCCGTCCACCACCAACGATCCGGAAGCGCCGGAATGTTGCCGCGCAAAAGGCGGTATTCCTCGCAAGTGATAAGCCCGATCCGGACGCGATCGCCGCCGTAATTCTTCAAGCCGTCGTCGGCGGTCAAGTCGATGTTGAAATACTCGAACATTTCTTCCGGCGCGCCCGCCTTAATCAGACGGCGCAAGAATTCGCCGTTCAGATAGGCGCGAAGGGAAGAAGCGGCAAAGTCGTTCTTGTTCCCTTCATCGAAGGCGCGTTCCTCGACGCAATCGGAAGTAATGCACTTCACCCAATCCGCGCCCGTCTGAATGACCGTCCAAGCGATCCCGCCCATTGTGAATTCCTGTTTCGGCTCGAAGCCGTGTTTGTTCTCTTTCATATTGAATAGCTCCTTTCGTTTAACACTTCTTGCCGCCGTGCCGATACGGGCGGCTTTTGTTGTATTCGTGCTTCTGTGAGATCGCCGCGTCAATGTCGATCCCTGCGTATCCGCAATAATCAAGAACGCGAATAATCACGTCCGCAAGCTCCGTCGGGATACCTTCGGGCTTGCCGTTGTCGCTGAAATAGATTTCCGTTGCGCCGTGTCCGTTGCGGTATTCCTCCAGCGCTTCGGATACCTCCGAATGAATGAGCGCTAAAACCTCCGGAAAACCGCGTTCTTCGTCCCACCAGCCGTGCGCGACGGCGTTTTCGTGAATTTCCTTCGCAACCTCGTTAATTCCTGTCATTGTCTTTTGCCCTCTCCTTCAATTCTTTTTCGGCGTTGTCGTCGGCTTCTGCCGTTCGGCAATCGCATTTTTCGCCGCTGTCAAGATGTGCGCCGCAAAGCGGGCATTCCTTGTATGGTGTCGCCATGTTGTTCTCCTTCTTGATAATCAGCCGCCGGAAGCCATCAGCGCATAGCGTCAAGCCGTGTTCCTTCGCGTATTCCCGCCGCCGTGCGGCTTCTGTCGCTTCCCAGCCGCAAGAAGCGCATTCCGAAGGCTTGCATTTCTGCGCCTTCTCCGGATCAATGCCCAGCAAGCACTTCAAGGGCGGCTTTTCCTGTCGGTTATTCATTCTTCACCCGCTCCCCGTTATAGATAACTACCATTGACGGGAAGGGCGCGGGATCGGCGGCGTTCCCGTCGTCGTCCGTGAACCGTAGCCGCCCGCGCACGAAGCGGATTTCCGCTTTCCCGTAAATGTAATCGTGAAAATATGCCGTATCCGTCCGCGCTGGGATAAGTAAAACAATCGGATACCCCTCCCCGCGCTTCCTCGAAAGCCTTTTGAACCCACTTGCCGATCTCGCGTCCGTAAGGCGGATTGCAGAATACCGCGCCGCCGCGATCCCAGCTTTGCGAAAGCCCGTCCGTTTCCGGTGTGTAATACAAAGAGCATTTCGCCGTCTTGTCGGTCGCCGCCGGATCAAGCACGAAGCCGAATTCGGCGTTCAGCTTGTCGAAGAAGTCTTGCGGCGTACACCAGCACATATTTTTAGAGGATAGAAGCGCCGCGTTCATTCGTCCGCCACCTCGCTTTCCTCGACAACCTCGCCCGTGTCCGGATCGACGTTCAAGGAACATTGTTCCGGCTCTGTGAATGTGAAGCGGTCGCGGGCTTCGCGTTCCCTGCGTTCCTTTTCAGAAAGGGAAAATTCGCATTCCCGCGTTAAGCTCTGCAAGCTCTCCACGAACTGCTGATTGATAACGTCATAAGGCATAATCACCGCTTGAAGCAGGAAGCCCGCCTTCGCGACGATGTAGGGCGCTCCCTCCGCCGTGCGGCGTTCGTAAAGCTCCAGCACGTCCAGCACGTCAGCAACGGGCGAAAGATAGCGGCTTTCGATGAATACCAGCCCGCGCGTTGTGCGGATCGGCTTCAAGGTTCGTCCGGAATAGATGATCGAAATTCCTTCCCGCTCGACGTGCCTTTCCGTTTCGTCTGTGTCCTCGAAGCTGATACCCACCGGAACGCCCAGCGTTTTCACGAAGTAATTATCGCGGTCTTTCTCCGGAACGTCGAAGATCGTCAAAAGGCTTTCTTTGTCAAGCTGGGGAAGCCCGACAACCGGATAAACCGCCGATCCGTCGCCGATGTACTGCGTTAATATGTCGCCGTCGTCGCTGTACCGCTCGAAGATTGCAATATTCTTGTTCTTCTTGCAGATAGCGGCGATACTTTTAATCTTCATCTTCGCACCCCCACTTGATAGCCTGTCCGCATTGCCCGCAAAAAGCGTTTTCGTTTTCGTCTGCGTTGTGCAGATATTCACCGCTTCCGCAATTCGGGCAAGCCATAACGCCTTTGTCCCCGTCCGGATACGGTGAAGCGGGAATGTTGAGCGCGTCCGCGTCGTGCCGTTCCGCATTGTCCGAAATGTCAACGCGGGGAACGCGGATCGCCAGCGCGATTTGGCAACCGCAAATCGGGCAATCAACCGCCGAAAAGCGCGTCGGCGCTTTCGTCAGCATATCCGCCATAGAACGCGGTTCTTCCGCCGTGTAGATGTTTTCCCGCTCCGGTGTGAAGCGATAGCCGCAAACGCGGCATTCTGTCTTTTTCTTGCTGAACATAATTGAATAGCTCCTTTCGTGTGATTTAATATTTACCGTAGACGCGGACGGCGGTTTTCCCGCCATGCGTCGCCGCCGATACGATAGCCGAAGGCATAAAGGAAACGCGCAAGAAGTCCCGCGCGGCGCGCTTTGCAAGCCGCCATGTAATCAACTTCGCGTTCGGCTCTTCCGCCGCCGTGTCGTCGATCGGATATTCGCAAATAAGCACGGTGTTTCCGAACGGGCGGCGCGCCGGACGCTCCTTCATAAACTCTTTGTTGCCTTCCTTGCACTTGATAATTTCAAGCGCCTTCGGGAACTGCCAGCCGCTTTTGTTGTCCTTCATGTGTGCCGCTCCTTTCAATCTGTGTACGGGCTTTCAAGCGTCCAGCCGAAGCGATCCGTACTTTTCCATTCTGTCGTGAAGTGATTGCGCCGCCCGTCGCCCGTGAAGAAGCAGTATTCCGCCGGAAGCACCCGCCCGACGTTTTCTTCGCCGTCCCGCTCCGCGCGGTATCGTGTCAGCACGTCCGCCGCAAGAAGGGCGAATTCCTCTTTCACGGGATATTCGGGATCGTAGCCGCTGAACTGATAGGGCGCTTCGATAACCTCCAGCACCGTGTCGGGGAAGCGCGGATCGTCAACGCGGTTCAGAACGCACCATACAACCGCCGCTTGCTCCGTCGTAGAAGGAACGATCCCCGCTTCGCCGTAAATCAGCTTTGCAAGGGCTTCAACCTCCGCCGCGTTCGGCACATATTCCGCCACCGTCCCGCTCGAAGGAAGAAGAACGGCGGTCGGCTGGTGTACCTCTTCAAGCGTTCCGGCGGTCGTGTCCTTCGGCTTGTCCGCCGCACCGCTCCCGCTCCACGGCATAAGCGCCGCAAGAAGGGCGGCGACGGTCAGCAACGCAACCGTAAGGGCGACGCGACGGCGAAGCATTGCCCGCCGCCGTCGTTGTGCCTGTATCCGCCGGGGCTTGTGTGTGCTGACTGTCTGCTCGACTATGTAACCGCAAGGCACTTCGCAAATAAACTTCCCGTCCGCGTCTTGCAGGACGGCAAGCGCCCCGCGCGCCCGATCCGCCGTCATTGTTCCACCTCCGCCGCCGGAAGGGAAAGCCACCATTCCGGATTGTTCCGGAACTGCTCATTCGCGCAAGCGTCGCAATTCTCCGCCGTGCAGGAAGAGCAATAGCGCTTCTGAAAAGCCGCGTCCCACGGCGCTTCAATGCAAGGAAGGGAACGAAGGAAGCCCGCCAGCGTTGGCTTGTCCTTCGTGATAGCGTCAAACGCTGTTCTTCTGTCGCTCATGGTGAATAGCTCCTTTCCCGCGTCAAAATGCGACGCGTATAATCTGCTTGCGGTCTGCTGTGCGATCAAGCGGGAAAAGCCCCCACGTTCCGTCGTCCCGCTTCTTGCAGTTTTCGGGGATATGTCCGCGAAAGCCGCCTTGCGTACCCAGCACGTTTCCGGAAGTCGTTACAATCCGGAATGCGCCCGAAACGCTGTCTTGAACCCACTTCGCCGCAACGCGCGTTCCGTCAAAAAGGCGAACGGCGCAAACGCTGTATAACTGCGTGTCGGTTTCGCTGTGGCGGAAAAGCGCCTTGAATGCGTTTTCGGCGTGAACCTCGACTTTTCCGGAAAGCTCATAATCTCTGAAATAGCTATCGAAGATCACATACTGAACGCGCGCGTCCCACGTTGCGCATTTCATCGGAAGCGTAAGCGCTCTGTATTCTTCCGCCGTCATTGCAGGATAGAAGCCCCGCTTTCCCTCGAAGCGCGCGTCGCCCGCTTCCGGCAAGAACCCCGCGTAAAGCTCGTTGTTAAACTGTGTCATATTGAATAGCTCCTTTCGTATTTCAGCAATTCGCGCCGCGTCGGTTTCCTCTGCGCCGGAAATTCTCTTGCACCGTCGCTTGTGCAAGATCGGCGCTGTACTTCGGGCGGGCGTAGCCGTCAAACTCTCCCGTATAGCCGCGCTTCAACTCTTCGTAGATAGCGGCGGCGCTCCTTTTCAGACGGGCGGCAATGTCAACAACGCGTTCACCCTCTGCATACATTCTTTCGATCTCGCGGCGCTGTTCCAGCGTCAAATAACTGTATCCGTTCAATGTTTTAACCTCCTTCCGCCTGCCTTCGGATAAAAAAATAATGCAGGAAAAACCGTAACGGTTTCTTCTGCATTTAATGATACTCTCAACAAATTTGCATATCCGCAAAAAAACTCTTTACAAACCCGCCCGCATACGCTATAATACATCTTGCGCAACGGAAAGCGCAGCAAATATGGGGCTTTAGCGAAGTTGGCTATCGCGCTACACTGGCAGTGTAGAGATCACCGGTTCGAATCCGGTAAGCTCCACCATTACAATCTAATCCGAACATTTTTGTAACGCTTGACGTGTTCGGGTTAGTCGTTCAGATTGAACGCTAAAGAAATAACCCCGCTTTCCGGTAAGGGAAGGCGGGGTTATTCTCTTTTCCTGCTCATAGCTGCGCGAATAGCAAGCGCCGCCATGCAGTAATTTGTTATTGCTTCGTTCTTTTGCCTGTAAAGCTCCGACAGGCTCAACCCATACATTGCTTGCAGTTTTGCCCGATGTCCCGCATAGCGGCAACGCCGATCTATGAAGAACTGCCGCAATATTTCTTGTTCCTGCTGCGGCAACGTATTCAAAGCGGCTGCGATAAATGCGGCGCGTTGCCGTTCCGCCGCGTCCGTGCTTTCTTCCAGCACTCTAAAGCCTTCAAGCTCTGCTATTGCCGCTTCCCGCATTTTCTCAAAGTCCATTTTCAAGCCCTCGCAATTCCTCCGCCGCCCGCTCGATCCACTCTTCCCAATTTTCCGCCGCTATAACAACATTTAACGGCGTGGGTGAATGTCCGAAAACGTCCTGCGGATCGTCCGGAAAGTGCGCATAATGCAGCGCTTTCAATGTTTCGTCCCGCCGAAGCTTCAACATTGCGGCGTTTTCAATTCGTGCAACCTCGTTTTCATCTTTGAAGCGCCCGCCGGAAGCAAGCGCCCGTTTCGTGTAATCGTCAAAATATAACCGCCGGATCACAAACGCTTCCCGCTCCGGCAGACGATCGACCGCCGCGCGGACAATTTCGCATAGCTCTTTTTTCTCTATGCGTTCGTCGAACTCTTCCGCGCTTTCACCCTCTATCAAGTCGCCCGCTTCCGTCCCGCTCCCGTCCTTGTCGTTCTCAATAATTGCATTGAGAGAGGAACACGGCTGCGGAAATATGCGCTTGTCGCCCTCTCGGACGTTGCCGAACATGGCGTATACCTGTTGTTTGTATTTGAAGTTTATGTAGCTTGTAAGTGCAAATCCCTTTTCCGGATCGAAGGCGTTTACAGCTTCAACCAGCGCCAAATATCCGCATTGCATGAAATCATCAAGATCAACAAACGTGTTTTGCTCAATGATTGAACGGTATTTCACCGCCAAGTAGTAAATATGCCGCCTGTTCTGCGCCCAAAGCAGCGCAAAGGCCTCTTTATTGCCCGCCTTCGCCCGCGCTGCTAATTCCTCATTGCACCATAGCTTTCCCATAAGCTCATACGCTCGCCGCGTCCGGCTCTGTAACTTCTATATTTTGATCGTTCGACAGCTTGCAATAAAGGCTAATATCATCGGTATAGCCTTCGTAGTTGTCTATGCGTTTAATGTCGTAGAACTTGCCGCCGTACTCCACCAGCATTTCCGTTGTTACGTCGGTTCTATGATTGACCGTGAAAACAACCTCTTCCGCCGCGTTCACCATTGCGGAAGCGTAGAACTCGCTTCCGGACAACTGCCGATAGTAAGCCCACAACCTCCCGCTATGGATCGGTCGCCATTCTTCCGTGTTGAACCCGTGTTCGTTTGTCGTGCTTGTAAAAGCAATAATGCGGATTTTCTTATCTTTCAGCTTCATTCCTGCCGCTCCCTCCGTTATAGCGTCCGTATATATTCTTCGTATTTCTCCGTTAAACCTACATAAGCGTCAAGCAGGCTTGCCATGCCGTCTATGCGCTGCTTTGCGGCTTGATTTTTGACCGGAACAATATTGCCGTTTACGTCGGTTTTAACGCCTGTGTTTGTCAAACACCATTTCAAGATCGGGTGATTGTTATAAACAATCCGCTTTGCCTGCAAGTCTGCACCCATGTTCTGCATAGGAAGTGAAAGCGTTTTTGCGCCCTGTATGCAAGGGATCATATTAAACCCGCTCGCCTTCATTTCCTCAACCCAATAGCGGGCGCTCCATGCGTCATAATAAACCCAAGCGGGAACAATTTTGTATTCCGCCGCCATTTCCAAAAACCACGCCGTTACGTCCTTGTAATTGATCGTGTTTCCGGCGCAAGTGCGCAATAGTCCGCGATCCCGCCACTTGTCATAGGGTATCTTTTCTTCCGCCACGCGGCGCTCTAACGTTTCTTCCGGTATCCAGTACATTTGCGTAACACACCGTTTCCCCGTGCCCTTGTCGATCATCAAGAGCGTTGCACACGTCAAATCAAGCGTTTTCGACAGGTCAGCGCCGCCGATCGCAAACTTGTTCTTGAAGCGGGCAAGATCGAACGTTTCCGCGTTGTCTATGTCCTCATAGGTCAGCCACGCCGTGCTTAACGTGTCCTTGATATTGAAATCCTTTACCAGCAGGCCGCGCAATTCGTTAGGGTTATTTTGTGCGCGGGCAACCTTTGTTTGAAGATCATCTATTTTCTTGATCGTGCCTAACGCGGGGTTTGCCTTCTGCCATGCCTCCGGCTGCGTCCATTCCTCGCGGCTGTCAAGCTCATAGAGGATTGGAAGAAACGTATCATCTTTGAAAACGCCGTCAACGATATTGCAGGCCGTCGCATACATTTCATCAAAGATGTTTTCGCGGATCGTTCCCGCCGTCGTTATCATAATCAAGAGCGGCTGGCGGCGGGCGCTCTGCGATTGCTTCATAACCTCGTATAAATTGCGGTCTTTAATGCCGTGCAATTCGTCGATCACAACGCAATGAGAATTTAGGCCGTCCATGCTGCCGCTGTCCTTGCTCAACGCCTCCATTTTTGAAAACGTGTTTGCAAAGTATAGATCGCCCTTGCGCTTGCGTACAAGCTCGCGCAACTGTGGGCTTTGCTTAATCATGTTATAGGCCTCTTCAAAGATAAGCCGCGCTTGATCTCGCTTTGTGGCAACGCAATAGATTTCCGCGCCCGCTTCACGGTCGGCGATCATCATATAAAGCGCAATGCCCGCCAGCATGGTACTTTTGCCGTTTTTTCGGGCAACGTAGAACATTGCTTCGCGGTACTGCCGCAAGCCCGTTTCTCTATCGACGAACCCGAACAGCGCGGATATGAAAGCCTTTTGGAACAATTCAAGCGTTACAGGCTTGCCCGCCCACTCGCCCTTTGAATGCTTGCAGAAGCGTTCTATAAACTCAATCGGGCGCAAGGCCTTCTTTTCGTCAAAGATATACCGTGCGCCCGCTTCCGGCGCTTCGATCCGCCGCGCCAGCTCTTCATAAACCTTCCGAACCCTGCGCGAAACAACGCATTTACCGCCTTCAATCTCCCTCCAATATTCAAGAATGTAATTCAAGGTTTATCCCTGCTTTGTGATGAAGTCCAGCACTTCATTTTTCTTCTTGCTGTCAACCTCCGGCGGCGGTAATAGGTCGGTAAGCTGCTTATAAAGAAGGCTGTAACGCTGGATCGTCGTATTATAAGACTTCAAAGCAGGGCTTTCCCGCAAGAACTCTTGTTTACCCTGCTTGAAGTGGTCAACTGTGCCGTTTTCCTTGATCTTTTCGCGCAAATCTGCAAGGGTTTCCGCCACGAAAGATATTTCAACAATGAGCTTTTCGGCTATGTCTTTGCGATCCGCCGGAACAAGTTTCAATATCTTTTTAAGTTTGCGCACGTCCTTCAA